CCGAATTAGTTAAGGACCTGCGGGCCAAAGTATCCGACGCCGAAACAAACACGGCGGCAGATGGCGCAGCCTCGACCGAAGGCGGCGACAACCAGGCAGACAAGGGCGACGACCAGGGCGGCGACGACCAGGCAGACAAAGCCGAGACCGAAACAAAGGCACCGGCCAAGCCTACGAAAAAAGTAGCCAAAGGGCCACACGTTTGCGAGGGTAAATCTGTGACCACATTACGCGGCATACTAGGCGAGGGCGAATCGATTAGCGCCTCGGACCTATCAGGCGGCGACGACGCCTATAAACTATTGCGCAAAAAGGGCTACATAGAAGGCTAAATTATGGCAGGCCTACGCACTACGGCCGAGGCCGACTTATCCTTTATTCTTGAAGACGGGGCGATGGGCTTTGGTTGGCCTATCACCCTAAAGGACCCCACCGGCACGACCGCAAACTTTACCGGATACTCGGGCGATATCTCTGCGATGTTTGACCCAGACACGGGCGTGCCCGTATCGGGGCAGCTTGCGCACGTAGCACTTAGATTGAGTAGCTTAAACGCGGTGCCCTTTGAATTGCCCAGGGGCGTAGCCGACGAGTCTAGCAAGCCTTGGGTCGTTACTTTCGACGACATCGACGGCACGGCCAGGACCTTTAAAATTAAAAACTCCGACCCCGACTTTACCCTGGGCGTCGTTGTTTGCATTTTGGAAGTATACGAGGACGCGGCACCATGACCGAGGTATTACAAACCCTAATCGATAAGCAGGATAGCTTCGAGATAGTGCGCGACCAAATTGCGCTTATCCTGGCGACCGAGGTTAGCAACCAAATGTCGCTAGCGGCGGCGGCAACGCTCGACCCGCTTTTGTGGAAGCTACGAATATTTACCGAGCGGTCAAACCCTTGGTCGCAATTTCAAGAGCGCGACATCGACGACGAGTCGCCGATTGTAAATGTATGGTACGACTCGAGTACTTTCCCTGGGCCAAAAGGTAATACGGTAAGCAGGCAACAAGGCGAGGTCCGATATAACCTAGATATAATTGCGGTCGGTGTTAGTAAGGACGACGCCGCCGGAGGCCATACCGCAGGCGACAAAGAGGCCGCCCTTAATTTAGCCAGGGCTATACGCCTGGTGAGAAATATTTTAATGTCGGGGCCTAATACTTACTTACAATTACAAGGCACAATCGTCGGCCAAAGGTGGCCGGAGTCTATAACGCAATTTCAGCCCGACGGCGAGAACGCCAAAAACATGGCGGCGGCGCGTCTTATTTTACGAGTCGACCTTAACGAGTTTTCGCCGCAGTATGTTGGCGAGGAGCTCGAAGAGATACACGTCGACGTCCATAGGGCCGAAGACGGCGAGATAGTAATAGCGGCGGATTACGAGGCGCCCTTTGCGCCTTAATTGACAGGGGCCCCAAGTGCGGGCAAAATAACGGAAAATTAAAGCGAGGTTATAAGATGGCTATCAGTGTAGCAGTAGACCCCAACGCCGTAGCGCGTGTAGTGGGTATAAAAACAGAATTTACCGACCTGCGCGGCGGCCGTGTTGTTAATTTGCCCCAGCGTATAGCAGTAGTCGCGCAAGGCTCGACAGCCGTAACCTATGCGACAACCAAAAAACAAATAGCTAGCGCTTTCGAGGCCGGGTCGCTTTACGGCTTTGGCTCGCCGATCCATTTAATAGCCCAACAACTTTTACCACCTAACGGCGACGGCGTGGGCACAATACCCGTAACAGTTTACCCGCTAGTCGACGACGGCTCGGCGGCCCCTTCGGTCGGTAATATTTTACCGGCGGGCGCGGTAACTAAAGCCGGTGCTTTTGTGGTCAATATTAACGAGATCGTATCGGCCTCGTTTGTTGTAGAGATTGGCGACACGGTCGGCGATATCTGCGACAAGATTACCGACGCCGTTAACGCCCAGGTCGATATGCCGGTGCTACCTACCGACAATACGACCGACGTAGACTTAACATCGAAATGGGAAGGCGTAAGCGCCAACCAGTTAACCATTAGCGTAGACGGCCCAACCGACACGGGCGTAACCTTTGGACTTACCCAACCAGTGGGCGGCCTAGTTAATCCAGACGTCGACCCAGCGCTTGCACTTATCGGCACGGTTTGGGAGTCGCTACTTATTAACGCCATGGAAGAGACCGACACCGTAACCCTAGACAAAATCGACACCGTAGGCGAGGGCCGTTGGGGCTCGTTAGTGCGTAAGCCTTTCGTAGCATTTACCGGCGCGGTCGAGGACGACGTCGACACACTCTCGACAATACCCGAAGCCAGAAAAACGCAGAGAATTAACAGTTATATACCGTCACCAAATTGCCCCGAGATTCCGTTTATAATTGCGGCTCGAGGCGTGTCGCGTATTGCAGCCTTGGCGAATAATAACCCTCCTTTCGATTACGGGTCTCAACCACTATCGGGCATCGAGCCAGGACCGGACGCCGACCAGTGGAGTTATACAGAACGCAACACCCTGGTAACTCGAGGAGTATCCACAACTGAGATAAAAGACAACGTCGTAAATCTAGCGGACACGGTAACCTTTTACCATCCGACGGGCGACGTAACACCGGCATACCGTTTTGTTGTGGATATCATCAAGCTACAAAACATTATCTTTAATTTAGACCTTATTTTTATGGATGCTAGTTGGGACGGTGCGCCGTTAATACCAGACACGCAGCCAACGACTAACGAGTCGGCTAAAAAGCCACGTATGGCCGTCGCAGCCGTTAACGCGCTAATCGATAACCTAGGCTTGGCCGCTATCATAAGCGACCCAGAGACAGCCAAGCAAACCACGGTCGCGCAAATTAATGGTAGCAATCCTAAACGCCTGGACCTTGCCACAACTATGCAAGTATCGGGTAACTCAAATATAATTAGTATCGATTTTGATTGGGGCTTCTTCTTTGGCACCGATACAGTAATCGCATAACGGGGGCACTATGACAGCAATAGGCGGCAGTATAGAGAGCGTGTCCTTAAATGGGCGCGAATTTGCAGTAGCGGCAGACGTCGAGGTAACTCGAAAAGTCGGCGGTTTTGAAAATGAAGTTATGGCAAACGGTAACGGCACGGCTCGCCTTGTTAAAACCCGCGTACCTTTTATTTTCGACGGCCTGGCGATTGAGATAGACGACGCCCGTAACGACCAGGGCTTTGTCCAGGCGTTGGCAGACGGCCCGGACTTTTTTCCGGTGACGGTTACTTATGCCAGTGGCATAACGTACCAGGGGCAAGCGCAGATTAGCGGAGAAATCCAATTCTCTAACCAGACCTCGAGCTGTACTTTGTCATTAGCGGGAACGCAAACAGCAACACCGCAATAAGTTTTACTCGGGAATTTATGCCGTGTCGGTTCCCGACCTTTACTCCTTTACTGGGGGGCGCGGCACCTTATCATTATTAAACCCTGCGGGAGGGTCTCAATATGTCGGACAACGACACAAACGAAAACCAAAACCAATCTACCACTAAAATGGCCCCCGAAGTTGCCGAGGCGGAGTTTACCCGCTTTGCGGAGCTTTGGGATATCGACGTAGACGAGACGTCTATGTCTGAGGACGACCTCGAAGGATTCGAGAAGCTCAAGCGGCCGCTAGTTCGAGGGTTTGCCGGGGGCTGGGTTACGCTCGACGACGAGGGCATTTTAACCGTAGCCTTGAGACATTCTAAAAATGTGGACTATGACACCTTGTCGCTAGACCCATCAAAGGCCGACGTCTTGTCGATGGATAAATACAAAGACCGCCAAAACCAGCACAAAATTAAGGCATATATGGGCACCATGGCCCGCAAGCCGGTTAAGCTTTTGGCAGGTATTGACCCCCGCGACGAGAAATATTTAAGGGGGGCGATTCTACTTTTTTTAGCATCGTAGCCACCCGTCTAGTACGGCTTGGCGAGGACTATCGTCTGCCGGATACTAAGGGGGGGCGGAGCCAGCACTTACGCGAGGCGGTATATTCCGAGATGTTTGTACAAATATCGGTCGACTATTCAAGCTTGCCCGATCCGCGTACACTTAAGCCCCACGAAGTGCGCTTTTATTACAACGGCATAAGGGCGTCGCTTAAAAAACAAACAGCACCCAGGGGCTAGCATGGCGGGCAGATTTTCAGTCGAGGCGGTATTTAAAGGCATAGACCAATTAAGCGCACCCGTTAGACGTATGTCTAAAACGATGGGACGTTTTACCAGGTCCGCGACGCGGGGTCTACGCAACGTTAACCGGGCACTATTGGCCGTCGGCAAGGGCATGGCTAAAGGTTTAGCACGAGGCGCCGCATTGGGCGCCGTCGCCGTGGCGGCCCTTACGGTGGCACTAAAGGGGGTAGCCAACGAGGCGGACGCCTTAGCCAAACAATCTAGGCGGCTAGAGTTCCCTATCGAGGAGCTACAGCAGTGGCAAATTGTGGCCGAGCAAAGCGGTGTCGGTGCTGAAAATTTCGGCAAAGGCATGGAAAAATTAGCCAAAGGGATAGGTGAGGCTAGGGCAGGCACGGGCACCATGATAACCCTGCTTAAGAAAACAAACCCCGCGCTTTTAAAGCAATTACTCAATACGAAAAACGTCTCCGAAGCAACCGACATTTATATAAAAGCGATAGCCGACGCACCCGACGCAATGGACAAAGCGGCGCTAGCGACGGCAGCCTTTGGGCGGCAGGGGTCCAAATTTATAAACATTGCGGAGCTCGGCGCGGACGCTATCGAGAAGCTAAAGCAAGAGCAAATCGAAAACGGCATAATAACCAGACAACAAGCCGAAGCCGCCGAAGCGTTTAACGACGCTATGAGTTCGGCAAAACGTGCGCTTATGGGCTTTTTACAACAAGCCTTACTGCCTATGATGCCGGTGCTTACCGACCTGATAAAGCAGTTTAGGGCGTGGACGATAGCCAACCGCGAGATTGTATCCGGCAAGGTGCTCGACTTCTTTAAATTTGTGGTTAATAACTTCGACGACATAATCGACCGGCTAGCCTTAATTGGTAAAGCGATAGGCGTTTTTGTTGTATTTACCACAGTTATATCCACACTAACCGGCGTCCTAACGTTGTTTAATTTAGTAGCGGCGGCCAACCCCATAGGCTTAATAGTTATTAGCGTGCTGGGCCTTATCGCATTGTTTACCGTCTTGGTGGTATGGATAGACGATATAATAGCGGGCTTTGATAAGATGCCCAAAATAGTACAATTAATTTTATCGCCCTTTAAATTGGTGCTAAACGTTATCAAGTTTATAAAGGATAACTTCGACAGCATCATTAAAAAGGCGAGCGCTTTCGCTAATGTCCTGGGCAAACTTACGGGCTTTAGTTTCGGTAGTGAGGACATAGGCGACAAAAACCCATCGGCCCAGGCAGACGAGTCGGTGCCAAAACAAGACGATTTTACGGCACTAACAAGCGGGGCAATTAATCCGCTCAAGGTCGACGACAATATAAATATCGTAGACATAGCGCAGGCCCGTATGCGACGCGACGAGGACGAGGCGGCCGCACTACCCGAGGCAACCGCGCAGCTAGTAACCCGCGAGGAGCGTTTCGCCACCCAGGTTAACGAGCAACGCACCACGGCCTCGGCCGAGCTAGTAATCAGAGACGAGACAGGCCGGGGCGAATTAACAAGCGAAACAACCCCAGGCATAGGCATAAAATTAGACGAGACGGGGTCCTTATAATGGGTTGGGAGCAACGGCTAAGAGACGCCGCATATACATCGGCAGAGACCCAAACGCGGACGGTATTCGACTACGAGGACGTTAGCCGCGAGGTCGAAAAGCATACCGGCGCGTTTAATTTTCCAGGCGTCGCGGGCACTTATGTGCAGGACCTAGGCCATAGCGGTTATAAATACCCGTTTAGGTTATTTTTTTGGGGCGACGATTACGACGAGGAGGCCGACGCTTTCGAGGCCTCGTTGCTCGAAAAGGGTGCCGGTGTTTTAGAGCACCCAATTTATGGACGCAAAAGCGTGCTACCTTTCGGCGCTATTAGCCGTCGAGACGATCTTAAGACCAAAGCCAACCAGGCGGTTATCGAGGTAACATTTTGGGAAACCATTCCCGAGATATACCCGCTATCGCAACTCGACCCAGCCGACGCGGCAAGCAATGCGATACTAGACTTTTTTGGGGCGGCCGCCGCTCAATTTGCCGACCTTATAGGGCTCGACACCGCAGGCGAAAAGGCCACCTTTAAAGGAAAATATCAGGCGCTACAAGGCTTGGTTAAGAGCGGCTTGCAAACCGTGGCAGACACGCAGGCAGACGTCGCCGAGGCTTTCGATACTATCGACCAAAGCATTAACTCGAGCATCGATTTACTAATAGGCGAGCCGTTAACGTTGGCTTTCCAAACCTTGGCGCTAATCAAAACCCCGGCGCTAGCCTTTGGCCTAATACAGGCAAAGCTCGACGGGTATAAGAACTTGGCCGACAGCCTAACCGGCGGCGGCTCTAGCGGCCCCGAAAATATAGTAACGCCGACGCTAGACTCGGAGGCCTCGAATCAATTCCACACCAACGACCTATACGCCTCGGGTAGCTTGGGCGGCTCGTTAGAGTCCACGCTAAACGTAGAATTTGAAACCAAGACCGACGCCCTAGCGGCAGCCGATTTTGTGCTTACACAATTCGACCAGCTAACCACATGGCGCGACGATAATTTCGCAGCCTTGGCAACGATGGCAACCGTCGACCAACTAGCGGCCTCTATTGATAGCGGCGAGTCTTACCAGGCCTTGCAAGATGCGGTCGCGGTAGTTGCGGGCTTTTTGGTCGAGATATCATTTAACCTTAAACAAGAAAAGGCCTTTATTCTTACCAGGTCGCGCAATTTCGTCGAGCTCGTTGCGGAGCTTTACGGCAACGTTACCGACGACGACCTAAACTTTTTTATAAATTCAAACGCGCTAACGGGCTCGGAGTTGCTAGAAATTCCGGCCGGGCGTCGAATCGTTTATTATGTCTAGTTATACGGTAATAACCGGCGACACCTTCGACCTAATCTCGCGCAAAGTATACGGCGAGGAGAGCCAGGCGCAACGCATCCAAAGAGCTAACCCCGGCGTAGTCGAGCCGTTAGCCCCAGGCACAACCATAATAACGCCCCCCGCTTTAGGACGGCCCGAGGTCGACCCACTCTCGGCAGAAAACCCCGAAGAGATCGACCTACGTTTAAACAACCAATCGTTTAAATTTTGGGAGTCGGTAACGATACGCAGAGCGATAGACACGCCCGACTCGATAGGATTCTCGGCGCCGTTTGATCCGACTAGCCCCGAGTTTAGGGCGACCATAAAACCATTTTCTTACACACCTATAAAGGTCGTGCTCGGCGACCAGCGTCTTTTTAATGGCACGCTAATGGGTGTCGACCCGGTCGTAAGCGCGGCACGCAAGTCGGTAAACCTTTCGGGGTATTCAAGGCCCGGCGTCGTATTCGATTGCACCGCGCACGCCTCGGCCTTTCCTTTAGAGTTTGACGGGCAGACGCTTAAACAAATAGCCGTCGCTTTGTGCGCACCCTTTGGCATCGATGTCGTAGAGATAGGCACGGGCGGCCCTAAGTTCGACCGGGTAGCATTAAAGCCTGGTAAAAAAATAGGCGAGTTTTTGGCGGACCTGGCAAAGCAACGGGGCCAGGTTATTAGCTCGACAGTATTAGGCGAGCTTTTAATATGGCGGTCGGCAGCCCCAGGCAACCAAATAGCAATACTAGAAGAGGGGGCGAGCCCGGTCGTTAGTGTGGCCCCAACGTTTAACCCCCAGGCGTATTACTCGAGCATAACAGCACTAAGCCCGGTCAGCTTAACAAGCGACGGCGAGCAATACACCGGCAAAAACAACTCGCTCGCGGGGGTAACAAGGCCTTTTACTTTTGAGAGTAAGGACACCGAGGTGGGCGGCGTTAAAGCGGCAGCCCTGGCAAAGCTCGGGCGAATGTTTGGCGCGGCTGCGGGTTATACGGTCGAGGTGCCTACCTGGCGAACGCCCGACGGCGAGCTATACCGACGCAACAAAACCATAAAACTAACCGCGCCTAGCGCAATGATTTACAATCAATACGAGTTTTTAATTAAAGCAATAACCTATCGCCGCGTTAAAGACCGCGAGACCGCTAGCCTTGAGCTCGTTTTTCCAGGGGCGTACAGTGGCGAGCAACCGGAGACACTACCATGGGACTAAACGACCTAGTCTTTGGCTTTTCCCGGCTTAAATCCTTTACGCAATTAGGCAAAGGGGCCGACGTTAAAGTCGACACCGGGGGCGGCGATAATA